TCCCCTAACTCATTATAGATTTGCTCTATTTTGAGAACATCTTCCAGGAAAGGATCAAGAGCCGTATCTACAATATACTTTGGATCTTCTGCTGAATCAGTATTAGATTCTGCATATTTATACAGTAGTTGATATTGCGTAATAGCATCATACTGTTGAATAACTACCTGCTTTTCTAATACAGGGAAACGCTTATAAAGTTCCAGCAATCCAAGATTGATAGAACTAATAAGTTTTGGATAACTCTCTGGAGCTATTTGTGAAAGCTCTCCAGATGTTAGGTGCTCAAAGATTTCAGACAGTCGCATATAATTAGATCCATAGTAAATTTACATAGGTCCCAATTATACACGAAACTACTACACAATATATGAGTCAATATCTGTGAAATCTTCCTCCATATCATCTTCCCACATATCCATACCACCAGTATTTGGATTAGGAGTTTCCTCACTAGGTTTCCATGGCTTAAGACTAGCCAACATGGAGATTGTATCAATAACATCATCATGCTTAGAACGGAATGACCCGGGACTAGCCAGGGTAAGTTCATTCATAGTCTCAACTATCCGTGGATCTCCCTTGAATTCCTCTGGGAAGTACACCTTTCCAGCTTTGAACCAAGGAACAACAACATTGAATCGTTGCATCTTATTGGTATTAGGCCTGATGCCAGGCTTACTACTGTTCTGATCTGATGCTAAGGTAAACCAAGCATTCCGAGTAATCATCTCATTTTGAATCCACTGGATAAATCCACCCTGCTGGCCAGATACCTCAATACCTACTTCCATTGGTTTATATATCTGTACCAAACGGAAAAGGTCATTAATATTCTGGTCCATCAACTGACGATTAACTACACCGTCGACCCAAAACCAATCGCCATTATTATTGTAAGCCCATACAGAAAGTACGCTAAAGTCACTTGAGGTAGCCTCACTAGTTGCAAAATCGGTTGTTATATAGAAGTTAAACTTCTGTTTATTTTTGAGAATATTCTCTCTCAGATACCAATTGATATCCCCATCCTTAATTAGACGGTCTTCATCGGACATGATACGTAACATAAGTTCTTGGTTGAAGGTATCGATCTTACCAGCCAGCAGTGCCTTCTGGTATTGAGAATTCACATAGTCATAGTCGAATCGATCTGGCCAGGCACCTTTAAACTCTTCCCGGGTACAAGGAAACCTCTCACATACGGGATAGACGTTTACCCACCAAGCACCTGACTCAATGGCCTTATAGAGAGGGTCTCTCGCGTTAAATGGAGTACCCGACCATATAACTTTTCGTCTGGTTGGATGTAGGGCATAGTCAATCGCTTTATAGACTGTGTCCTCAATGCTGGCGATAATAGTGGTTGACCGAGCATCCTCATCCGAGACCAAGTCATCAAGTATTGCGATATAAGGACGTTGTCCCATCTCCTTGGCTCCACGAACACCAGTCTTAGCACCGTAACCTTTAAAAATAGTGACGACCCCATCCCTGTTCTTGAATTCATATCTAACATCTGTAAACCTCGTATATGGAACGTAATGCTGAAGGAATTCACTATTCTCCCAGCGATACTCCAGGTTCTTACGCATATTCTTAACACCGTTCTCGATAGAGTCCGATACATAGATACCAAGAGGGATCTTACCAAAGCCAGGGATCTCACCATAGACAGCGATATACAGAATCAGATACTCACCAAGTAATGTGGTCTTGGCCAGGCCTCGACTACACATATTGGCAATATCTTTCTTCTTACCAGCTATCTGATCCAACATACGATAGTGGATTACTGGTGATTTATGTTCTTCCCCGGTAGCACCATTCACCAGTTTAATAAAATTGATGAATTCTAAAGCGAAGATACCGGGTTGGTAGCCATCATCTTGTCCATATGAAATGGAATTAAGATAATCGACTACCTCTTGTTTAGTTGGTACTTCGAGATCATCCATCGAATGGGAGTTACCTTCCATCATAGTTTACCTCAAATATATATTATTTACAGATCGCGTCCGTTATTTTCAATAGCTTCTACAGCATAAGCAATAGCAGATACTGGTTTAACTAAACGAATGGCTACAGGCCCTTCAATTTTTGCAGAAGGTGCATCTACAGACAGTACTGCACCTGAAGGTGTCCATCCATCTGTTTCTGTTTTAACTTGAATAACAACATCTTCATCGGTAGCAATACCAATTGTAGCAATTAAAACTAATGAATCTTCAACGATCAGTTTGTCAGTTGTTTTAGTGGTTGTTTGAGATGTAACAATTACAGCCATAATTATGCTCCTTTAATAACTGCAACTGCAGCATCATAGTCAGTTTGATTCATAGTCACAATCCCAGTACCGGTAGCAAAATCATCTGATGCCCGACCATAACAAAGTTCAGTAGTTCCGTTCTTAGTCGAATCAGCTTGATGCTCATATGCATCAATTACGATATTTTGTGCATTGTACCCGGATGGGTAATTAAATTTAACACCACCATTGGCGATATCTTTGGTTACTGTTATTTGTAAAAGTTGCATAGTTGTTTCCTTATATATAAAAAATTAAGTTAAATTATTGCCATACCAGTTATAAATGTAGCTGGTGCAGCAAAAGAAGAAGCTATAGTAGAAGTAATACCTGTATGAATATAAATCAAATCTGTCCCATCATCGGCACTTAGCAAATTGGTTCCATCGAAAACTAATGCTACTGGGCTACCAGCAGGAGCAGCAAAAGAAGAACCTACAGATGAAGTAGTCCCTACATGAATACCTCATGGATATGAATATCATGTCCTAAATAATCACAAGATACTAAATTATCTCCTGCAAAAGTAATTCCCCGTGGGCTAGTAGAAGCAGGATGAGCGTAAGATGATCCTATAGTAGAAGTAACACCCTCATGGGTATATACCAGTAAAGTATTCCCATCAATACTTACTAGATTAGTGCCATCAAAAGTAATACCACGAATGCCATTACTAGGGGAAGCAAAAGATGAATCTAGAGTTGTAGTAATACCGTCATGAATATAAATCAATGAAGCAGTAACATCACAACTAACGAGAACAGGTCCAGCTAATGTAGTGTATTGATACACGGCAGCATTACTAGCTCCAGAGTAATCCACAATATACATCTTAGACCCATCAGCACTGAATCGTATTGCATTCGGGTTAGTATCCACCGTCAAGAACTCTATACTTGAGAAAGAGGCAGTGCTTACATCCCATGCAGTAGATAAAGCATACTCATTAACGTCTTTCTCCCCATTTGTCTCATCAAGAGCAAAGAGTCTAAGCCCATCACTAGAAAAAGCAATACCACGTAATGATGCAACTTCAGTAGTTGTATATGATTTAGAAGTGTAACTGGCAGTACTCAAATCCCAGCCTGTCGATAAAGCATATTGGAAAATAACATCAGCACTATCAGTAGCCGTATATAACATTGTCCCATCAACACTAAATGTAAGACCTGAAACAGAACCTGCTTCTGAACCTATATCTAATGAAATAGAATTGTATACACATGTACTAATGTCATATGCTGTTCCTAGATCATACTCAAATATAAAGTCAGTAGTATTCCCTGCCATATATATTTTAGTACCATCATCATTCATGTAGATATCTCTAGCACCAGAATCTTGGGCACTAAAAGCGAATGACTTAGATGCATAGGTAGCAGTACTTAGATCCCATGCAGTTGTCATAGTGTACTGATATCCACCACTTCCGCCTACTACATAAAAGTGGAATCCATCAGGACTAATACAACCACCTTCAGGTACAGCTATCTGAGAAGCTACTATTAAAGTTGCTCCGGAGTCTAGTACTGCGTTCTCAATATCATAATCACCTACGACAAGAGGACCATCACCACCACCGACAATAGCAACAACTTGATTAGCTAAGATACTGTATATTAATGCAGCATATAATGTCCTTGTTAGTGATTTACGAATTGACATAAAAATCCTAGAAACGGTTATAGAAGTGGCTAGTATACTAGGATTCCTCTACTTCCACCACCTCACCTTCAATGATATTACTGTGAGCTACCTGTTCCGGGGTAGAGAAACCTTTGATAATGTTACCCTGCTGTTGCTCCGCCAGAGCTCGTGTAGCAGCCGCAAGCTCCTT